GGAGCATAATGGCAAAATACGCAACAGGTAAATACGCAAAAGCAATATCGGATAGATCTGGTATGGAATTTCCGTACAATGAAATGGTTAGAGAATGGAATGGATCTTTCGTGCACGTATCTGAGTTTGAACCAAAGCAACCACAATTAGAACCAAAACCAATGAATGGTGATTCTATATCTTTAAGAAATGTAAGACCGGATAGAACAGAAACAGCTGTTCCTAATCTTTTACCCTCAAATCCTTTTACTATTACTAATGGATCAACTACTGTTACAGTTGATGAACCAGATCATGGTCGATCTACTAGTGATACTGTCAGATTTAGAGATGCTTCAAATGTTGCAAATTTACCAGCAGCAACAATAAATGCATCAGGAGGGTATACAATTACTAAAGTTAATGATAATAAATATACTTTTAATTCTGGAGTTACAGCTTCAGTAACATTACAAGGAGGAGGTGACATAGCTTCAGCAGGGCCAGTCACCGTGACAGCATAATGGCAGGATTAAGTGCATCAGGTTTAAAAACACAAATTAGAAGTTATACTGAAACAGACTCTAATGTATTAACAGATGCTGTTTTAGAAAACATAATTTTAAATGCACAGTACAGAATATTTAGAGATGTACCTATCGATGCAGATAGAAAACAACAATTAGGTAATTTTGTTGCTGGACAAGAATCTATAAACTGTCCTGCAGGAGCAGTATTTATTAGAGGTATACAAGTTTACGATACAAATGGATCAGCTATTACGGGAGCTAACAGATGGCTAGAGAAAAAAGATATAACTTATTTACAAGAGTATCAGGATGTGACAGGAACCTCCGCAGCTCAAGGTCAACCTAAATATTATGCCATGTTTGGTGGTGCTACAGGTGAAGCAGATACTAATTCAGGTAGAATAATGGTAGCCCCTACACCAAACACAACTTACAGATTTAGAGTTCATTTTAATAAAATGCCAGATCTTTTAGAGAATAATGATACTAATTATATTAGTCTTAATTTTCCAAATGGGCTTTTATATTGTTGTTTATCAGAAGCATATGGCTTTTTAAAAGGTCCAATAGATATGTTGACACTTTATGAAAATAAATATAAACAAGAAGTACAGAAGTTTGCTAATGAACAAGTTGGCAGAAGACGAAGAGATGACTACACAGATGGCGCTGTTCGTATTCCAGTAACCTCAGCAAACCCGTAGGAGATAAATTATGGCAATATCATCAGCAATATGTTCAAGCTTTAAACAAGAGCTTTTACAAGGTAAACACAGTTTTGAATCTTCAGGTGGCCACACTTTTAAAATTGCACTATATGATAGTGATGCTAGTTTAGGTGCTGCTACAACAGATTATTCAACATCAGAAGAAATTTCAAACACATCAGGCTCTGCATATACTGCAGGTGGTGCAACTTTAACTAACACTGGAGTTGGACTAACAAGCACAACTGCATTTACAGATTTTAGTGATGTAACTTACAGTTCAGCTTCTTTTACTGCAAACGGAGCATTAATATATAACACAACAACAAACGGTAGTTCATCAACAACTGATGCCGTTTGTGTAATTGCATTCGGCGGAGATAAAACTGCTAGTAATGGAACTTTTAAAATAGAATTTCCCGCAAATAATTCTTCAGCAGCAATCATTAGATTAGCGTAGGAGGTCGACCATGTCGACAACTTCAGGATGGGGCAGGTTCACCTGGGGCCAAGCTAATTGGAATGCAGACACAACTCTTAAAACAGGTTGGGGTGCACAACAATGGAGTGGTGATGGTGGCTGGGGAGATCTTTCTGATCAAACTATTTCTGTTTCTTTAACAGGTATACAAATTACAGCTAGTGTTGGTTCAGTTGATATACCCGATCAAATAATTACACCAACTGGTTTAGAATCTACTTTTTCACAAGGTGAAGCTTTTGTTCCTGTTACAATAGACGACACATTATCTATTACATCTTCTGTTGGTTCAGTGTCCGTGGTTGACATGCAAGTTGGATTGACTGGTGTATCAACAACATCATCAATTGGATCTGTAACAGTCAATGACATGACTATTGGATTGACTGGTCAAGATATGACTTTAAGTCAAGGAACTGCAAAAGCACCAAACGAAACAGCTATTGTTTCTGGTCTATCAATTACATCAGCACAAGGAACTGCACAAGGTATATCATCACAAGAAGCATTATTAACTGGAGTATCATTTAGTGCTAGTGTTGGTTCACTTATTATACCAAATGACGTAGTTCAACCATCAGGATTACAAGCAGAGTTTACTCAAGGTTCAATTATAGGATTAGGTGGTGCTGTAGTTCAACCTACTTCTCTAAGTATGACAGGTAGTGTAGGAACTCTAGATCCTAATGACATGACTCTAGGATTAACTGGTCAGTCATTTAACGCTAATGTTGGTAGTATTTCACCTGTAGATATGCAGGTTGGATTAACAGGACAATCAGCATCATTTAGTATTGGAGCCGTAGATATTTTTGCTTATGGCGATGTTGACACTGGTTCAAATACGTCATATAACAATGTTTCAACAGGTTCGAATGATACATATTCTGATGTTGCAACTGGATCAAATACAAGTTATAGTGACGCTGCATAATAGGAGATAATTTATGGCATCAACATATACGCCTTTAGGTGTTGAACTTCAAGCAACTGGTGAAAACGCCGGTACATGGGGTACGAAAACTAATACAAATTTACAACTTATTGAACAAATAGCTGGTGGATTTATACAAAAATCAATAGCAGGTGGTGCACAAACAACTGCTTTAGCAGTAAGTGATGGATCTTTAAATGCAGAACTTGCTCATAGAATGATTGAGTTTACAGGTTCTATATCTGGTAATCAGATTGTTACGATTCCAAATGATGTACAAAATTTTTATATTTTAAAAAATTCAACAACAGGTTCTTATACAGTTCAATTTAAATATGCATCAGGATCTGGAGACAGTTTTACTTTTTCAGCTACACAGAAAAAAACAGCCATAATTTTTGCATCTGGTAATCCAGATACAACAGATCCTAAGATGATTGAGATTCAAACAGGTGGAGATGTTGTAGATGATACATCACCACAATTAGGTGGCGATCTAGACACAAACGATTTTAATATTGCATTTGACGATGCGCATGGAATTAACGATGAAAATGGAAACGAACAGATAGTATTTCAAACTACATCATCCGCAGTAAACCAATTAGATATAACAAATGCTGCAACAGGTAATGCACCATCTATTCAAGCAACTGGTGGTGACTCTAACATAAATTTAAAAGTTGGACCAAAAGGAACTGGTCTTATAGAAGTTTTAGGTGCAACAAATCCAGGTTCAATTCAACTTAATTGTGAATCTAACTCCCACGGGATTAAACTTACGTCACCCCCACATAGCTCTGGGCAGTCGTATGAACTAAAATTTCCAACTGGAAATGTAACAGCAGACAGATTTTTAAAAGTAGCATCAGTATCTGGTTCAGGTACGACAGGTATTGGTCAATTATCTTTTGCTGAAGTATCAGGTGGTACTTCATGGCAAGCAGTAAAAACTTCTAACTTCACTGCAGCAGCAGGTGAAGGTTATTTTATTAATACCACAAGTGGTGCAATAGAAATGGATTTACCTGCAGGTAGCATAGGTGATGAAATATCATTTATAGATTATGCAGGAACATTTGATACTAACGCATTAACAATCGACCAAAACGGAACAGAAAAAATCGCAGGATCAACTGATCCTTTGACAGTATCAACAGAAAGAGCAGCAAATACTTTAGTTTATGTAGATAGCACACAGGGTTGGCTCTTAAAGAATAATTAAGGAGATACATGGCTGCTTATAAAGATCTAGTAGGGCAGAAGATTACGAAAGTAACTTCAAACCCTGGTGAACCAAAAACAGGTCAGATGTGGTATAACTCCACTGATGGCAAGCTTAGAGGATTAGGAATTTCTGAAGCATGGGCTAGTGCTTCACCTTTAATTACAGCAAGAAGAACATTAGGTGCCTCTGGTAATGATAGAGATGCGTCTATGGCTTTTGGAGGAGGATTAGGTGCTCCACTTTCAACTTCGGTTTTAACTGAAGAATATAGTGGAAATGGATGGTCAGCTGGTGGAAATTTAAATACATCAAGATATATTTTAGATGGTGCAGGAACACAAACTTCAGGAGTAGCTTTTGGTGGAGCCACAACACCTCCATTTGCAAATAGTGCTTCAACTGAAGAATATGATGGTTCTTCTTGGACAGCTAGTAATAATTTAAATACAGCAAGATATAATTTAAGAGGATTAGGAACACAAACAGCAGCTTTAGCTTTTGGTAGAGACAACCCTAGTGACAAAGGAAATACAGAAGAATATAATGGAACCTCTTGGACTGCGGCAAATCCCATGAATACAGGGAGATATTCTGCAGCAGGATCTGGAACACAAACGGCAGCTTTAGGTTCTGGTGGTTACAGCACTACTTTTTCTAATGATGTTGAGGACTACGATGGCACGAATTGGACCACTCTTTCAGTAAATTTAGGAACTGCAAGATATACCGTATCGGGATCAAAAGGTGGAACAACATCTTCAGCATTAGTATTTGGTGGTGGAATACCTCCTGGAGCTACAAAAACTGTTGCAACAGAATTTTTTGATGGCACTAGTTTTACTTCAAAACCTAATATGGCAACAGCTGTAGGTCAACATGGAGGAGTAGGAACTGCTACATCAGCCATGTCATTTGGAGGACAGACTGCTTCAGCTGGTAATGGAACAGCACAAACAGAAGAATTTACATCATCAACAAACACAATAACCGCTGCAGCATGGGCGAGTGGTGGTGATTTAAATACTGCTGGAAGAGCAGGAGCGGCAGGATCAGGGACTCAAACTGCAGCTATAATTGCAGGTGGAGGATTAGGAACAGTTATAAATAATGCAGAGTCATACGATGGAAGTTCTTGGACTAACTTACCTACAATAGGAACTGCAAGAGGATACATGGCAGGAGCAACAAACGCTCCTTATACTGCAACACTTGTTTTTGGTGGAGCAACGGGTCCAGGTGGACCATACGTTAATAATTCGGAAGAATATAGTGGAAGCTCGTGGGCGGAAGGAAATAATTTAAATACAGCTAGAGGTTACTTAGCAGGTTTTGGAATTCAAACAGCAGCTGTTGCAGCTGGTGGAACAGCACCAAATCCTTCACCTCCATCTAGGCAAAATGCTGCAGAAGAATATGACGGAACAAATTGGACTTCAGTAACAAACATTCCAGCAGCAGCTAATTCTTGGGGAGGTTGTGGAACTCAAACAGCAGGTTTAGTAATAGGAGATGTTCCAATGAAAGGATTACTTTATGATGGAACTAACTGGACTACAATCCCAACTTTAAATGTAGCTGGTAACTATAATAAAGTATTTGGCACATATTCATCAGCAATGACAGCTGGAAGAAATCCCACGCCAGCAGCGGGAACTGCTGTAGAAGAATGGAACGGAACTACTTGGTTTACTCAAGCATCTTTAGCTACAGGTAGATTTAACGGTTTAGGAGCAGGAACTACAACTGCAGGATTAGTTGCAGGAGCACCCACAGCAACAGAAGAATTTACAGGAGAAACATCAGCTGCTAACATAGCAGATTTTACAACAAGTTAATTATGAGTACATATAGAAAAATACACGGACGATCAATTCAGGCAGTAACAACTGATCCTAGTGAATCAGTTGCCGAAGGTCAAGTTTGGTACAACACAACTAGTGATACTTTTAAAAGTGTGTTGGTTAATGAAGCATGGGCTAGTGGTGGTCCTTTGGGAACTGCAAGGTACGCTATGGGAGCAGCAGGAACACAAAGTGCAGCATTAGGTTTTGGAGGAGCAATCCCTCCATCTCCAGGTTTTGCAACTCAAACTTTAACTGAAGAATACAATGGCACTGGTTGGGCAACTAGTGGAGCTTTAGGAACTGCGAGATATTATATAGGTGGATGCGGAAGTCAAACCGCAGGATTAGCTTTTGGTGGTAATTCTGGAACTAGAAAAAATGAAACTGAAGAGTACAATGGATCTACATGGTCAGAACAAAATAATTTATCCACTGCTAGAAGATCAATGGGATCTTCAGGAACACAAACAGCAGCATTAGCTTCAGGTGGAGATACACCTCCAAGTATAACAGTTGTTTCTAATACAGAGCAATACGATGGAACAAGTTGGACAAATGGTGGTGCTTTAAATACTGCTAGAAGTGGTGTAGCGATGGGACCTGCGGGAATACAAACTGCAGCCGTTATTGCTGGAGGCTATACAGGATCTGTATCAGACGCTGTAGAGCATTATGATGGTTCGTCTTGGACAAACGCAACATCTTTACCTGCGATTAGATCTAATTCTGGATTTGCAGGACTTCAAACTGCTGGATTAGTTTTTGGTGCAGTCTCACCAGCTAGAACAACCTCTACTCTTAAATACGATGGTACTAGTTGGACTACTGCACCTAGTCTTGCAACTACAGTAGGAGGTAACGTTGGAACAGGAACTCAAAGTGCTGCTTTAAATTTTGGCGGGTCAACAAGTTCTACTGTATCCACAGCAAATACAGAAGAATTTACATCATCAGCAAACGTTATTACAGCTGGAGCATGGTCTTCAGGTGGTAACTTAAATACGGGTAGATATAGTTTACAAGGTTTTGGTGCAACACATGATACAGCAGTTGCTTTTACAGGAAGAGCTACACCAATTTATAATAAAACAGAAGAATATAATGGGACATCTTGGACTGAAGTAAATAATTATCCTCAAAGTGTAAATGATGCTGCGGGGTGTGGAGTTTTAACTGCAGGTTTGGGACTTGGTGGTTTGAACCCACCTAGCATCCCATCTTGGCCAACTACTGGTGTATTAACAGCTGAGTACGATGGAACTAATTGGACAAGCGGTGGTTCTTATACTTATACTGCATGGGGAGCAGGAATGGCAGGAACTCAAACAGCAGCGATTGCTAGTGGTGGTCATAACTATCCAATGCCTCCAGGAAATAGAAATGCTTCTGCAGAGTACGATGGTTCGTCTTGGACAGCTGGAAATAATATGTCCCAAGTTAGAGCAATATTTTCGGCAGGTGGATCACAAACTGCAAGTTTTGCTTGTGGAGGAAGAAGTTCACCTGGAGTCGAAGATCCTACAGATGCTTGTGAAGAATATGATGGAACTAATTGGACAAGCGGTGGAAACTATATAATATCTGTAAAAGAAAACTCAGCAGGAGGAGGACCTCAAACTGCTGGTTACGTAGCAGGAGGAGCCGTGCCTTCGGCAACGGCTATTTGTGGATTTTATGATGGAACAGCATGGTCAACTGCTCCTAGCTTACCAGGGGCTCAACAATTAAATGCTTCAACAACTAACAATACAAGTAATTCAGGTGCAATGTCTTTTGGTGGAGGAACTGATAATGATGCAACTTACGAATTTACAGCTGAAACAACATCTGTGAATGTTAAAACTTTGACTCAGAGTTAAACTATGATATACAAACTTTAAAAGGAGGAAGACTATGGCACACTTTATATATGGAGTAGCTGAAAACACAGGCAAAGGATTTTTTACTGCAGAAGACAGAAGAAAATTCTTCCTTAGAGGTTATCCTGCAAACGTCTGGATGGTTGGCAACAACGTTGATGGCGCTATGTGGTTAGCTGAAAAAGGAGCACGTGAAAAGACAAAAGCAGAAGCACAAGCTTTAATAGATGCAGAAATAACTGCAGCTCAAGAAGCATGGGATGCTTTGCCTGATGAAGAAAAAGCTACATCACCAGGTAGACCAGCAGATGTAATATTGCCATAAGGATTTTCTAAATGGCAACTTACGAAGAGATATACGGTAAGAGAGTAAAAGAATTTGACTCTGACCCCACGCTAGAATCTAGTTATGAGGGACAGGTTTGGTACGACAAATCTACAGGTGTTTTAAAATCTGTTGTATCTTTTAGTTCATGGTCTACAGCCCCTGCTACAAATGTTGGAGCAACTCAAAGAGAAGCAGCATCTCCTTTATCTAATGCTGATGCAGCTATATTAGCAGGTGGTTACAAATCAGGTGATCTTCAATCCACAGAAACATGGAATGGACTTGGTTTTTCTATTTCACCAAATTTAAACACTGCAAGAAGAGCTTTTGGATCTTCTTCTCAAACAGCAACAGCTTCTGTAGTATTTGGTGGTAACCCAACAATGGCACACACTGAAGAATGGAACGGATCCTCATGGTCAGAACAAAATAATTTAGCTACTGCTAGACAGTATCTAGCAGGTTTTGGAAGTCAAACATCAGCAGTCGCTGCTGGTGGTTATACACCTTCAACAAATACTGGAAGAACTCTTGTCGAAGAATACGATGGAACTAGTTGGACTTCTGGTGGAGCCCTACCTGCTGCCACATTTGGTGCAAAGGGACAAGGCGCTAGTGAAACCGCTGGTTTTGTAGTTTACCCTGCACCATCTCCAAGTAAATCCTATGATGGTTCATCGTGGACAGATACCGGAAGTTTAAATACTGCGAGAGGTGGAGTCGGTCTATCAGGAACAGTTTCAGACGGATTAGCATTTGGAGGTAGCACACCTCCTCCAGCAGCATCTACTAATACAGAAAATTATAATGGAACTTCTTGGTCTAATAACCCTGCAACTTTAGCAACAGCTAGAGTTTCAAATGGTGCAGGATTTGGTGCAGGAACAAATGCACTTGCTTGTGCTGGTGGTGTTAGTCCATACCCAGCTATTGCATCAGAAGAGTTTAGCGTATCGATTAATACAACCACTGGAGCAGCATGGGCTAGTAGTGGTGCTTTAAATACTGCTAGATGGGGTGGCGCTGCAATGGGATCACAAACTGCAGGTTTATTTGCAGGTGGTAAAACCCCTACTGCACAAAATAATTCTGAAGAATATGATGGAACATCTTGGACAGAAGGTAATAACTTAAACACAGCAAGAGGTGTAATGGCTGCTGGTGGAGAGTCTACACAAACAGCAGGCTTATGTTTTGGTGGTACAACTTCATCGGGTCCAGATAATCCAGGTGTTACAAACGCAACAGAAGAATATAATGGTTCTTCTTGGACATCAGTAAATAATATGAATTATTCATGCAGAAATCTTGGTGGCGCTGGAACACAAACATCTGCTCTTGCAGCTGGTGGTAACCCTGGACCATCTCAATATAATTCAACTACTGGAGAATACGATGGAACTGATTGGACAGCAGGAACGTCTTTACCTACAGCATTACAAGATAATCAAGGTATGGCAGGAGCTAATCAAAATGCAGTGTTTCTTGTTGGAGGAGAAGGTCCTCCAGGTTCACGAAGAACAGATACTTTAGAATATGATGGAACTAACTGGACAGCTGGTGGTTCTATAGATACTGGTGTACATTCTAATGGAGCATCAGGAACTTTAACAGCTGGTTTAACTTTTGGAGGGACAACAGGTTCCTTAGTAACTACAACTTTAGGTTATGATGGAACATCGTGGTCTACTAGACCATCAATGGCTACAGCAAGACAATATGGAGCTGGGGCTGGAACAAATGTTGCAACTTTTGTTGCAGGAGGTTTAGGAACTCCAGGAGGAGCTATTAGTAACACAGAAGAATTTACAGGTGCAACAGGAACAGTTACAGCTGCAACATTGACATCTAGTTAATAAAGTATATATTAACTAACGAAAGGATTATTATGACAGAAAAAAGAAATATACATGCACTTAT